GGCCTAATCTTTTGTATCGTGCCATTGAACAAATGTTTTATCTTATTGTATTGTTCTAAAGATTCTTTTGGAAAGCCACTGTTGATAACCTCTATCAACTCTTTGCTAGAATAAAAGTTATCTTCCTTAGAGTGTTTACCTTCTGGGACATTCACAAATCGCATCCCATCTTTCTCGTAAATTACTATGCTGTCGTCTTTTTCTATGAGCGTAGCTGGTATAAGATCTGGAATATAGTTGTGATTTGCACAACCTGTGGTCTGTCTTTTCTTACTTATTATCCTATTATCTTTAGAGCAAACCCAATTACCACTTTCAATATCAGCGTTAGAAAAACGACACGATCTACAATGTAACTTACTTGGCAAAGACCTACCTAAATAAGCAGACTGTTGCTTTGGAGTCATGTAGCTGCGTATTCTGTAATCTGTCTCAGGTATGTAATTATCTGGTGGAGCGTCAGCTAACAGTATATTCTTGGCTTTGTCCATAAACATACTGAACTTCTCAAGATCAAAGTCTATGACTTCTGTGTATAAAGCTGAATTGTTTTTGTTGTAAACAATAACTATGCAATGACTTAACTTAAACAAACCCATATACAAATGTATTTGAGCATCATACTCTGCTGACCAATCACAATAGCTACCTAACTTTTCTAGTTTATTAAAACGATTTTCATTGGCTGTCTTAAACTCTAGTAGGTATGGTTTGTTTGCTTTTAAGCCGGGTAAATCTTTTGCTACACCATCTATATGACCTTTTACATGGCCACCAAAAGCTTTAGTCTCAAACTGATTACCATTCTTATCTACGTCATAGATCTTCGCGCCAGGTATCTTTCTTAACTTTTTAATTAGATCTTCTTCAACCACATTACCTAGATCCAACAGACGCAATACTCTTGGTTCCCAATCATCTGGCATCAGCCATCGCCAACGCAACCACAATAGCCTTTGGTTTGGATTACCTATTTGACTAATACCTAAATAGAATCTAAGACCTCTTTCTTCTTGTAGCTCTACATCATCGAGCAATTGGTTTATATCTTTCATAAACTTATCTCTGTTCCGTCTTTTGTTTTAACACCAACAACGTTCTCATACTTGCCTTGCTTTTGCACAATGATCTCAGAAATAGAATCGAACGCACCGTTCTTAATTAACTCAGCGGCCATCCAAGGTTGAGTGGGCGAGCCCCACTTAGGAGTTATCTTCTTCCATTTACGCACTGCCATATTATGTGCAGTAGGATGGCCAAACATTAAAGGCATCTTCTTTGAAAAGAACTCGTCCTTGATTGTAAAGACAACCTGACAATAGTCAGCACCATTCTTAGATTTAGTTACAGCTGCGTAGACATCCGTCACGGTCTTTCTTTTTGGAACCGATGCTTTTCTCTCATCTGATAAAACAGCTTGCTTCTCAGCCTTGGTGCGTCTTGCTACCTCTCTTTCTTTCTTAGTCCACAAAACATTTGTTTTACTGGCTTCAAACTTCTGCCCACATTCAACACATTCTTTAGCTGATGGTGAGTTAATAGCATTACAGCTTGCACAGATCTTAGGTTTGTATCGTCCGGGCAATGTATCTCCTGGTTCTACCTCATCTAAACAACCATGCCTAGCAACGTTTTCACCATAGTCAAGCAATAAACAATTGTCTTTGTCATCGTGAATCCTCATGCCTCGACCACACATTTGCACATACAAGCCGATGCTTTGTGTTGGCCTTAGTAAAGCTATACAGTCTGTTCTTGGAGCGTCCCAACCTTCAGTCAGCACACCAACGTTGCATAGCGCATGGATCTTGCCATCTTCAAAGTCTTGCAGTATTTGGTCTCGCTTATCGTTAGGTGTCTCACCTGTAATGAGTTCAGCCTTGATGTTGTATTGCTGTAAGTATTGAGTCATCTTGGCCGCATGTAGCACTGACACACAAAAGAAAACAGAAGCTGTTCTGCCTTTGGTGTAAGCGTTATCTATCCAGTCGTTGATAACCTCAATGATGGTTTCATCTACCATGGCTACATCTTCTAGTTCTTTTTCCCGGAAGTCGCCATTCTTAAACTTTAAACTAACCTTGCTAGCATCAATGATTGCATCATCATTAACTGCAAAAGCAGACAGTCTTGATAAGTAACCTGCTTGAATTAGTTCCGGGATAGATACACTGTAAGCTATGTCTTTGAAGAAATGATCTTTACGATCTCCATAGATATAACCTTGGCCCATGCGATAGGGCGTAGCAGTGCAACCCATAACCTTCATAGGCTGACGAGCTGACAGAGTATCAATAATTTTTTTGTATCTGGTAAACGAATTAGGAGGCACGTTGTGAGCCTCGTCTATAATCATGTAGTCAAACTTACCTACTTTCTCTAAGCGTTTAGGAGAGGCAAGCGTATCGCGACTGGCTATAAGTATCTGTGCATCATGTTGAAAGCGTTTCATACCAGCAGCTAACACACCTGTCGGTGCGTTAGGCCACACAGTCTTTAGTTTTGTTTCAGCTTGAGATACAAGTTCTTTTCTGTGTGCCATAACCAAGAACCTAGCATCAGGATTCTTTGCTAGCACCTCTTTTATAAAGTGAGAAAAGATAATTGTTTTCCCAGCGGCTGTAGGTAAAGCTATAAGAGCATGTTCTTCTACTGGCCTGGTGGCAAACCAATTGTGCAATGCATCAATAGCATTACGTTGGTAGTATCTAAGCTTCAATTTAGTGAATCGTTTTGTCTGCTTTTTCTTCTGATAAGAACTCATCTATGTTAGATGGATCTTTAACAAAGTTGTCGTAAACAATTGACGATATCAGTTTGACTGCATCATCTGGGTTATGCGAAAACTTAAATGCAGTTAGGATAGCGAACCTAGCCAAAGTTATCACTGCTGCTTTGGTATCTAAATCCATTCTAGACCAATCATCTAAACATATCTCCATGTCTTCAATGACTCTGTCGCAAGTATCTTTATCTAACAAGTCTTCTGTCATCTTGTTCTTTTTCATTTTTTACATCCACGTTTAATAATGTAAGTTTAGCATTATGCATAGACTTGCCTAGTTTAGGTGGCAGATTATTAATTGTTGTATCCACAGAGTTAACAAGATCTGTCATTGCACATATTAAAGCGTTAGCTTCTCTTCTATCTATATTCATATTTTTCTCCAAAAAAATAGTGAGGTGTTTTAGGGCCTAACCACACCTCAAGGTTATGACGGAGATTCTAAGCCCCTTCTTCTCTCCCGGAAATAATTTCTTCTATTTCAGTTATGAGATTGTCTCCAAGCCTATCAACTATTGTTAACAAACCTTCTTTAATGGTGTCATGGACACCAAGAGCTTTTATTTCACTCTTGATGTCACCTGACAGACGATTAACTATGGCATTGTAACCGTCATATGTAGGGACTGGATTACTCATCACTTGTCCCAATCAAAGTCGTCATCATCGTTAGATGAATCAGATTGATTTACATCTTGTTTGCTTGCAACTGGCTTACTATCACTAGGGATAAACTTGCCAATAACATTTTTATCAGCCCACTTAGTGCCATCGCCTTTGTCACCACCAACTTCGACTCGCATGGTCGCTAGAAAATTAACATTCATCATTTCTTCTAGCTGCTCGATACCAAAAGCTTCGACATCAGGTTCCATACCCATGGCCTTTCTCCAGTTACGCAACTTGCCTTTAGTTACATTAAGACCGTTGCCCTCTAGCATGTAGTTTTCCCAAACTTTTCTGCCTTGATACTTAGGTCCGACAACATCATAAGTAACTTCTATCATCTTATGACCTTTCTCAGCAGATTTTTTAGACTTCCATGCTGTGGCTACCATTTCGTAATCGCCAACTGGCATGAGTTCGATAAGACCACTGTCGTCTTCGACATCGGTCAGGTTCAGATTAAATATATCATCCGTCATTTATTTCTCCTTTAATTGTTTTAGAGATTGCTTGAACGCAGATAAGAATGCATTCCAATCAAGATCCAAAGGCATGTTGCCTAAGTCAACTCGACTCTTTGCATCAAAAGCTGCACTGAATTTATGAAACAACTTACGTTTGCCATAAGACACACCCCTAGTTGTTTCCTTAAAACCTTGGCCGCTAGTTCGAGTTGATACCTCGTAGTTAGCGAACAGGTTAAAGTCTACCCATTCCTTTATCTGTGAAGATACTTTCTTGTGTAAACTCATTTCCCAACGATCATAGGGCTCACGCTCTGGATCATTGAAAGTTCTGATAGCTACATGGGAGAGAAGGATGATGTGCATCTTTTTCTTTTGTAGCAGATCAAACATTTTTAAGATACGGTTATAGAGTTCTGCTGACTCGGTATAACCTTTTCCGAAACCTAATGCCTCAATAGATTTTATTGAGTGAATATCACAAACCTTTTTTTGCACAAGCTTTTCAGCCCAGTCAGTGGTATCG